AGCCAAGGTGATTATGGTAGTAAAGATATAGATGTATATACATGTGTGAAGAGAGATGAAAAAGGATGGTACTGGTATCAAGAAGCTAATGGCATAACGTTACCAGACAGTCAAGGTAAGGCTCCACTAGATAAGAGTCCTTGGCTACCACTACGTTTTGTCACTGTGGACGGAGAAGATTACGGTCGTTCTAGAGTTGAAGAGTTCCTTGGGGACTTGAAATCTTTAGAGGCATTGATGCAAGCTCTAGTTGAAGGTAGTGCAGCAGCTGCTAAAGTTGTATTCACTGTGTCACCCTCAGCTACAACCAAGCCAGCATCATTAGCCAACGCAGGTAACGGTGCAATCATACAAGGTAGACCAGATGACATTGGTGTCGTTCAAGTAGGTAAAACTGCTGACTTCCAAACAGCATTTCAACTGGTTAATGTCTTAGAGAAGAGATTAGCTGAAGCCTTCTTAGTGCTGTCTGTAAGGCAGTCAGAGAGGACTACAGCGGAAGAGGTTAGAATGACACAGATGGAACTAGAGAGGCAGCTTGGAGGACTCTTCAGCTTGCTCACAACAGAGTTCCTAATACCTTATCTCAACCGTAAGATGCACACTCTTACTCAGTCTAAAAAGATTCCTAGTGTACCTAAGAATATAGTTAAACCTACCATTGTTGCAGGTATAAATGCACTAGGTAGAGGACAAGATAGAGAATCATTAGTACAATTTATAACAACCATAGCACAGACTATGGGGCCAGAGGCATTACAACAATACCTCAATGCTGACGAGGCTATTAAACGTCTTGCAGCTGCTCAAGGTATCGACATCCTAAACCTTGTTAAGAGTATGGATGAGCGTAATCAAGAGCAACAACAAGCTATGCAAGCACAGCAAATGCAGTCCCTGACTGACCAAGCTGGACAACTTGCTGGCTCTCCTATGATGGATCCACAAAAAAATCCAGATCTAGTCCCCGCAATGCAAGAAGCAATGCAAGGTGGAGCTGGTGATGTACCACAACAAATGTAATTATGGCAGAAACAATACGCTACGACACATCTGAAGATCCCGTAGCAGCACAACAAATAGCTGAAGCTGAAGCTGAGTCTCTAAAGGTTGGCGAAGAACTGATGGCAAAGCAAAATAAAATGCTTGCTGGTAAGTACAAGTCAGCTGAGGATTTAGAATCCGCATACTTAGAACTCCAAAAGAAACTAGGTGAGGATACTACACCCACAGCTACAGAAGAACCTGTAGAAGAGACTGTAAGAGATGATTTATATAGTGATGATGGTAATGTCAACTACGACACAGCTAACGAGTTGTATGGTGAACAGCTAGGAAACATCTTTAAGGATAATAGCATTGATCCGTTTGCTATGAGTAAACACTTTGCAGAAAATGGTGGTACTCTTAGCGATGATATGTATGAAGAGTTAGGTAAAGCTGGTCTTAATAGAGATCTAGTTGACTCCTACCTTGACGGAGTACGTAATAAAACAGGTGTTGAACAAGCACCTCCTACTTTAACTGACGCAGAAATTGCTGAGGTTAAAGGCATAGCCAATGGAGAAGAAGGTTACCAATCACTCATGGACTGGGCTGGTAAAGCTTTATCAAAGGAAGATCAAAATAACTATGATGAGGTACTAGCTACAGGAAATAAAACAGCTATTAAATTTGCAGTGAAAGCACTTATGGGACAATACGAAGACGCTAACGGACGTGATTCTAAGATCGTTACAGGTAAAGAGTCACCTCAAGAAACATATAGAAGTATGGCAGAGGTTGTTAGAGATATGAACAAACCAGAATATACACAAGACGAAGCGTTCAGAGATGACGTTATTAGAAAACTTGCAGCATCAAACTTAAAAGTATAGGAGACTATTATGCCAATGGGTAAAGGTACTTACGGAAGTAAGAAAGGGAGACCTTCTAAGAAAGGTATGAGCAAAGGTATGTCAAAATTACCTGCGTCTGTACGTAAAAAAATCATGAAAAAATAATGGCAAAGAAATGTCCTTGTAAACATGGCAAGAAAAAAAAGCGTAAGTCTAAGTATAGGTAGAGGCGAAAAGTCCCGCAAGGGTGGTCTCACCGCTAAAGGCAGAGCAAAATATAATCGTGCAACTGGCTCTAACCTCAAGGCTCCACAGCCTGGGGGTGGTGCACGTAAGCGTTCTTTCTGTGCTCGCATGAAAGGAAACAAAGGGCCAATGAGAAAGAACGGAAAACCAACCCGTAAAGCGTTGGCACTACGTAGGTGGAAATGCTGATGAAGGATATAAAAATCCATAGATTCAAAAGCGATCCTAAGTTAACACCGTTCGCACCCGAATGGGATTATAGAGTCATCGAGGGAGTTATAGAAGATGTAGACTTTGAGTATATCTCAGAGTACTTACTAAACAAACAAGATGAGATTCTAAAATTAGAACCAACTCATGATGGTTGTACAGGTCTAGGTATGGACTCAACCACTGCTAGACATGGTAATTTTAATATCTTTAAATTTGAAGATCCAGAAATTGACAAATTAAAAATTAATATTAGTGCTTTACATAACGTGCTCCTAGAGAACATGAATATGCAAAACGCTTTACCTTACATGCAACTATACATTCAATGTTGGTATAATGTAATGAATAAAGGTCAAAAGATTTCTACTCACTTACATGACATAACACCAAATTGTTATCTAGGTGGACATATTACAGTTCAATGTGATGATACTTATACTGGATATTGTCACCCAGCTCTCATTCCAATACTAGATGATGGCTCTGATAACACAGCTTTTGTACATAAAAGTGAAAATAAAGTAGGAAAAATAACACTATTTCCAAATTATATACCACACTTTACAAGTGTACATAATGGTGATGAGGAAAGAATAACTATTGCTTTTGATCTTCTGACCAACCAACCAACCGCTAACCATGTAAAACTATGATCGAAGTTACCGACAACTTTTTAACTGAAGAAGAGTTTAAAAACATAAACTTAATATATGACCCTAAATTTATACCTTGGTCTTTCCAATCGGTAGTGCACGACACAGAGTTTATAGGTGATATAATAGATAACTGGCAGCTGTCATATATGATAATACCAGACTGTATATTCTATAATTGTTTAATGCCACTATTTGATAAGATGGATATGGATGTTCACTTTAGGGTTAAGTTAAATTTAAATCCTAAAGCAGCTGCAGTTAGGGAGCATGGTTATCATATAGATATTCCTGTTCCTAGTAAAACTGCAATATTCTATATTAATACAAATAATGGTTACACTAAATTTGAAACTGGAGAAAAAGTTGAAAGTGTTGCTAATAGGTTAGTTACATTCCCCTCTAATATCAAACATACTGGTACTACATGTACTGATGTTAAAGGTAGAATGGTATTAAATGTAAACTACGCACCTAAAGATCAATCAGAGTTAGCTGAAAATAATATGGCACCTTTGCAAATTGTAGAGAATATTCCAAATGGCTAAACGAGGATTATATGCAAACATCCACGCCAAGCGTAAGCGTATCAAAGCTGGCTCTGGCGAGAAGATGAGAAAGGTGGGTTCTAAGGGAGCTCCCACCGCAGCTAACTTTAAACGTTCAGCGAAAACAGCAAAACCTTACAAGAAAAAATGAACAACATTTTTCCCAACGAAACACAACCAATTATTATGTCACATCATAATCACGACAACGATCAATGGCACGTTGCAGAAGAGACTAACGGTAGACTAGCTATGATAGGCTTCATTGCTGCTGTTGGTTCTTATGTATTTACTGGTCAAATTATACCTGGAATTTGGTAAATGGCTACAATTACATTATCTAAACCAAATACTGATTGGCAGAATTTTTGTAAGTGGGTAACAAACACAGATAACCGCCTCTACGTGGGGTGGTTTGGTGTGTTAATGATACCTTGCTTACTAACTGCTACAACATGTTTTATACTCGCCTTTATTGCTGCACCTCCTGTGGACATAGATGGCATACGTGAACCAGTAGCTGGCTCATTACTCTATGGAAACAACATCATATCTGGAGCGGTCGTACCCTCCTCAAACGCAATCGGACTACATTTCTATCCCATCTGGGAAGCAGCAACACTTGACGAATGGCTCTATAACGGAGGGCCATACCAGCTCGTTATCTTCCACTTCCTTATCGGTGCATTGTCTTACATGGGACGACAATGGGAACTTAGTTATAGATTAGGAATGAGACCTTGGATATTTGTTGCTTACTCAGCTCCAGTATCAGCTGCACTAGCAGTGTTTCTCGTCTACCCTTTCGGGCAGGGGAGTTTCAGTGATGGCATGCCTCTTGGTATTTCTGGTACTTTTAACTTCATGTTTGTATTCCAAGCAGAACACAATATCCTTATGCACCCGTTCCATATGCTCGGTGTTGCTGGGGTATTCGGTGGATCTCTTTTCGCTGCTATGCACGGAAGTCTCGTTACTTCCTCGCTTATTGCAGAGACAACAGAAGAGGTATCACAGAACTATGGCTATAAGTTTGGTCAAGAAGATGAGACTTATAACATCGTAGCTGCACACGGTTACTTTGGTAGACTTATATTTCAATATGCAAGTTTTAACAACAGTCGTGCTTTACATTTCTTTCTTGGTGCTTGGCCTGTTGTTGGCATATGGCTTACCTCAATGGGCATATGCACAATGGCTTTCAACCTTAATGGGTTTAACTTTAACCAGTCAATAGTTGACAGCAATGGTAAGGTTATTCCTACATGGGCTGACATTGTTAACAGACAAAACTTAGGTATGGAAGTAATGCACGAGCGTAACGCTCACAACTTCCCACTAGACTTGGCTTCAACTGAGTCAACAGAAGTTGCATTAACAGCACCTACACTAGCATAATTGCCACGTCCGTTCATCCCTTATGGGACGCATGACTCCAAAGCATGGAACGGGGCTTTGGTAAATGGAGATAGCTATGCAAGTTACCTACGTTTATCGTGGCGTTGCTTACACAAAAATTGTGAAGTAACAAAATCAGGAGGGGAGCACCTCAGAGTCGGACTCCTCTCCCCTTGGTAAGAGCCTCTACGGAGATACCTTTTGCCGTCATGACGGTGGGATAGACCACACTCAGTTTGAGTCTTAGCTGAAACAATTAAGATTCCTATAATTCTAGATCTAGAGACGATACATATAACCTTATAAAATAATGGCACAACAGTCAACAGCCCATCAAGCGTCACAGACCTTTCTGGGTAGAATAAACACAGCGACAAACGCTACAAACAACAGAGACCTTTATTTAAAGTTGTTCTCAGGTGAGATGTTTACTGGATTCCAGAGGGAGACAATCGCACGTGACCTAGTCATGAAGCGTACGTTAACCAACGGTAAGAGTTTACAGTTCATCTATACTGGACGCACAAGTGCGGAATACCACACACCTGGCAACAGTATATTAGGAAACTCTGACAAAACTCCTCCAGTAGCAGAAAAAACAATTACAGTAGATGACCTATTAATCAGCTCTGCATTTGTTTATGAGCTAGACGAGACACTCGCACACTATGAATTGAGAGGAGAGATCTCTAAGAAAATCGGCTACGCACTTGCACAAAAGTATGATAGACTAATCTTCAGAGCGATCGCTAAGGGTGCTAGACAGGCATCTCCAGTATCACTAACCAACTTCGTTGAGCCTGGTGGTACACAAATCAGAGTTGGAGCAGGTTCTAATGCAGACGATGCTCTTGACGATCAGTTACTCGTTAATGCGTTCTATGACGCAGCAGCAGCACTTGACGAAAAAGGAGTCAGTGATGATGGTCGGGTTGCCGTACTTAACCCTCGTCAGTACTATGCACTTATCCAAGGAGCAAGTTCTAACGGGCTAATCAACAGAGACGTACAAGGTACATCTTTACAAAGCGGAAATGGTGTAATTGAAATTGCAGGTATTAGAATCTACAAGTCAATGAACGCTCCATTCTTCTCTAAGTATGGTACAAAGTATGCACCTGCTAGTGGTGCTTCAGCTGCTACTGACCTTGATACAGTAGATCCTGGAAATACAGGTTCATTCGTATCTGAGTCAATCGAAACAGCTACAACAGTTACAGGCAACAACTACGGAGCTCGTCAGAACTACGGTGCTGCTTCTAACTTTGCAAACACATGCGGGCTAATCTTCCAGAGAGAAGCTGCAGGTGTAGTAGAAACAATAGGGCCACAGGTTCAAGTAACTTCTGGTGATGTTTCTGTAGTTTACCAAGGCGATGTCATCCTAGGAAGACTAGCTATGGGAGCAGACTACGTGAACCCAGCAGCTTGTGTAGAATTGTTCGCTGGAACAACTACAAAGCCAGCTGCTTTCAACTAATTTATACATCTTATGGGGGATTCTTTCCCCCTTTTTTTATTATGGCAGTAATATCTTATGGAGTGTCTACCGAACTAGATGCTGTAAACTCAATACTCATGAGCGTTGGAGAATCCCCAGTTAATACTTTAACAGTGCAAAGCCCCGAAGTAGCTATTGCACAGAAGACTCTAAGGCAAGTGTGCCGTGAGATAGAAGCTGAGGGATGGTCATACAACACAGAGAAAGAGTATCCTATAAACACCGATACTAACGATGAGGTTCAAGTACCTAATAACGTCTTACAAATTGACTTAAATATCTACCAGCATGGTAAAGATTTTGATGTCATTAGACGTAAAGATAACGGTGTCCTAAAAATTTATGACAAAAAAAATCACACGTTTAAATTTGAAAATTGTACAAAATTATATTTTGATATAGTATGGATGGTAGATTTTGAAGAACTACCTCAAACATTTAAAGACTATATTACGGTCAGAGCTAGTAGAATCTCAGCTAACCGTATGGTCAATAACCCAGAGACTGCTAAATTATTAGAAACAGATGAGGCATATGCTAGAGCACTTGCTATAGAATATGATACCCGCCAAGGTGACCACAATGTATTTAATGATTACCAATATCAACAAGATGCAAACACCGTGTATCGACCATATAAAGTATTAAGAAGAAGGTAATGGCAGCAGTAAATCAAAGTATCCCAAACTTTCTTGGGGGTGTATCTCAACAGCCAGATAAAATAAAATTTCCAGGACAGTTAAGGGTCTGTGATAATGCTGTCCCAGATGTTACATTTGGATTAAAGAAACGTCCAGCTGGAGAGTTTGTAAAAAAACTTACAAATGCTAATTCCACAGGACATTGGTATGAGATTATAAGAGATGGAGATGAAAAATATTTAGTACAAATCACACCAGCTAATCATGCTAGTATGCCTATTAGAGTATGGGACTTAGCTGATGGTACTGAAAAATCTCTGACAAATAATTCTGGAGATTCTCTGTTCGCCTACCTTTCGGGGGCTACGGAAGAATATGCTATCCAGACTATACAAGACTATACAATAATAGTTAACAAACAAAAAACTATAGGCACTACAGGTAATACTTTTTCACCTATTCATAGCGGAGACTACTCATATGCTAGGTTGGATACTGTTGCTTATAATACTGAATATATATTATATAGTGGTACAGCTCCCACACCCAACACTTACTACAGGGCTACTTCTGTAAAGGTTGATGTTAGAGAAGTTGTTAGTGAGTTCACTGTTACTAGCCAAGGTTCTGGTTATAGTACATCCAGCCCACCAACTGTAACCTTATCAGGTGGAGGTGGTACTGGAGCTACAGCTAAAGCAATAGTTGAAGATGGTAAAGTTACAAGAGTTGAAGTAACTGAGGCTGGAAGTGGCTATACATCTGCTCCTACTGTTGCTTTCTCTGGAAGCGGTGGTGCTGCAGCTACAGCAGTTATAGGTTCTGGCCCAACATGGATTAGTGGTAATGAGAATCAAGCTAAGTCTGGTACTCTAACTTGGTCATTTTCTGGAGGTTCCTCTGTGAATACTACAGGTGCTCAAGTAGGTGGTACAAATATTACAGAACATATCGAAGGAAGTTTACAAGTAAACGGTCAAAGTTTTATTGCAAATAATATAGAAAATTTTGATGGGTCTGATTTTTTAGGTTATACTCAGAACTATGACGTTCGTTACACAGCTACAGTCACACTGAAAGATAGCGGATTAATTAAAACAACAAACAAAACTACAGCAGAAGGCATGTTTGTTGATGTCACTCTAGAAGGAGTTAAGTATCGTATCTCAGTTGAAGCTGTTGAACCAGTAGAAACATATACAGGTATTTCTGGTATAGGTTATTATAAGAGTCCTAGAAATCCAGACAATGGTACGCTATCTATGGCTACCATTCTTAATGGTTTAAAGAGTTCTGTTAATAGCAGTTTAACAAATGTTACAGCGGAGGTTATAGGTAGTGGTATATTTATGCACGGTTCTGCAGCCTCTGGTGTTAACTTTCTTGGTGGTGCTGTTAATGAAAACATGAGTGTTATAGGTCAGAAAGCACAGGATATTGCTAGGCTACCTGCTATGTGTAAGCAAGGGTATGTAGCACAAATATCTAACACAGCTGACCTAGAAACTGATGACTACTATGTAAAGTTTGAAGCTGACAATGGTGTATCTGGAGCTGGTAGTTGGGAGGAATGTGTAAGACCTCATAACTTTGCTGGTACAAGTGCTGCTGATGCTATGGTGTTAGGTTTAAATCCCGCAACAATGCCTCACGCTCTTGTCAATAATCGTAATGGTACATTCTCATTTATTAAATTAGATGAAGCTACTGCTACTGCACGTGGTAATGAAAACTATTGGGATGATAGAACTGTAGGAGATAACAGCTCTAACCCTTTTCCTACATTTAATGGTAACCAAATACAAGAGATATTCTTTCATAGAAATAGATTAGGACTTATTTCTGGAGAGAATATTATATTAAGCCAACCTGGAAATTACTTTAATTTCTTTATTGTATCAGCTATATCTGCTAGTGATGACAACCCTATAGACATAACAGTATCTGATATAAAACCTGCTTTTATAAACCATACACTACCTATACAAAAAGGTATGTTAATGTTTTCAGATAATGGTCAGTTCTTACTGTTTACAGAGTCTGATGTGTTTAGTCCTAAAACTGCAAGACTTAAGAAAGTATCTAGTTACGAGTGTGACAGTAGTATACAACCAGTAGACCTTGGTACATCCGTACTATTTACTTCTAATGTATCCTCACATGCTAGAGCGTTTGAAGCTACAATTCTAGATGATGATACACCCCCCGCAGTGCTAGAACAGACACGAGTTGTCCCAGAATTTTTACCAAAAAGTATAACTAAATCTACTAATTCAGTACCTATAGGTATTGTAACATATGGTGAGAAAGGTCAAACTGAAGTGTATCATTATAAGTACTACAATACTGGACAGAAACGAGAACAATCTGCTTGGTATACGTGGACGCTTACGGGCACTATGCAACATATGCTGTATACAGGTGGTAATTTCTTTACTGTTACTTTACAAGGTAGTGACTATATACTCAGTAGATACGAATATGTTACTGATGGTAACAGCAATAGAGCGTATGTGGTAGGAGGTGTATCAGCTAATGTGGGTTCACCTCTTAAAACAACCAGACATTTTGAACCATGTCTTGATAATCTTGTAGAACCTACAACAATAACAGGTACTGCACAGACTACAACTACACCTGAAAGGACTGTGGTAGCAATACCTTACACTCCTACTGGAGCAAGTGAGTTTTATTTAGTAGGTATTTCAGGAAACGACAGTGCTGGTAATTCTATCTCTGGTGTAGTACGGAAAGCTGATGCTGTAGGTACAGGTTCTGCTACTTTTAATGGTATTAATATAGCTAGTAATGCTAAAATAGTGCTCGGTTACCGATATACAACTATTGTAGAGCTACCTACATACTACTATAACAAGGGACAAACTAACTATGACCTTGATGGAGAGCTACGTATTGCTGGAATTAACTTTGAATTAGGTGTATCTGGCCCTATGCAGTTTCATCAAGACCCTGTATATGCTAATATGAGTTCATATATACAGTATGAATCTGGTATGTTGGCTAACGCTAGTAATTTTAACCAGCCTCCCGCTGAGTTAACTAAGTCAGTTAGAGTACCTGTTCAGAAGAAGAATGATAAATATACAATGCAAATACAAGTACCCGACCCCTTTTCCATCGCCTTACTCTCAGCTAGCTGGGATGGCAACTATTCAACAAAACGACATGTACGAAGGTAAGTATATTAAGCCTTGCACTCCAGAGTTAGCTTTGAGTGTAGGGCTTAACTTACGCTATGAAGATAGGCGTGAGTCTGAAGAAACTTCTAATTTATGTGCTGAGGCTGCTATTATAGAGTCTTATTACAATTCAACAATTTGCGTATATTTTACGGTTCCCAACGGCAAGGCTGCTGGAGTGGCGGGAGTGACCCCGCACAATATAATATGGATGTTATGTACTGATGCCAGCACAGAATATCCTCATACATTTGTAAGAGAAGCGAAACGCTGGGTAAATAGTTTACTTAATCCTTATTTATGTAACCAAGCAGATATGCGTAATGAGGTACATATAAAATTATTAAAACTTCTTGGATTTACTTTTACTAATTATCATGTCTACAATGGAGTACCCTTAATACAATTTATTAAACCATGTGCGATCCCCTAGTAATTGGAGGCGTATTAGGTGTTGCCAAAGCAGCCACAGGTATTGCAGAACAGAATAGACAACATCAAAATCAAGTTGATGCTGTTAATCGTTCTAATGCTATGGCAAGGCAGAACTACTTAAATCAAATCCAAATCTCTGCTTTTAACGATCAACGAAAAGGAGATGTATTCGAGGCTCAACTAAAAGCTGATGCAGCCTCAAGAGCAGCATATTACAGACAAAAAGAAATAAATCAGGCTGAAGCTACAAGAGCACTTACAGCATCAGACCAGAAGATGAGAGAAAGGATAACCGAACAAATGTTCCAAAGTCAAACTAATCTTGCTAAAGCTATACAAGCTCAAGGTACAGTAATGGCTAGTGGACAACAGTCTGGTCAATCCATGTTATTATCATTAAACGAAGCCGAGCGTGACTTTGGTTTCAAACAAGCACAAATAGATGCTACAATCTATGACGCTACTAAGAACTACGGTATTGAGAAATATGGTATTAACCTAGATCAATATGCTGCAGATTCTAGAGCAATTAACCAGATATCAACTACCGCAGCTGTGGCTCCTGGAGCATCCTTTAAAACAATTAGACCTATCAAAAAAGCTCCTCCTAGAAAACCATCAATACTTGGGCCAATCCTCAGTGGGTTCTCTACTGCTATTAGTACAGCAGGTACTCTTGGTGGTGAAAACTACTTTGCAGAAAAATTCGATTGGTAATTAATTATGGCATATCAAAGATCAACACAAGCACAAGGATTTAAGAGCAGAGTAGTTCCTACTAATGAAGTTAAGAACTATACAGATCTGGCTAAATCCTTAGAACAAGAACGTAAAGAATCAGTAAAAGGTTTTCAAGGTGCTGCTAAAGAACAGATAACAGAGATGACACGTCTCTCTACTTTAGAGCAAGCTGAAGATGTTTACGAGTTAGCAAACTTACGTGAATTTAGTAAATCCCTAAACACTGCGTTAGACACTGTTGCAAAAACAGTTATCAAACCTATTACACAAGGTCAAATACAAGATGGTATCAACACTGCTGTCCGTTGCCAGCAAGGTGATACAGAGGCGTGTGAACTTGTAAAATTAAATGACGAACAAGAACTAGCAATACAAGCACAAGTTGCAAAACAAAGAACTGAAATTAATGAAACAGCTAATAATATAGAAAAAGAATGGGATGAAGCTGGTTATGAAGCTGAGTTACGTCAGAAATACAGACTCTTAAATCTAAAAAAACAAAACTCAAACTTTGCTTTAGGTTATAGACGTGGTATTTTAATGGAAGCTGCTACAGGTTATGATGCTTGGAGAGATGGCATACTAACTGGAAGTAGTGATGACTTTCTAGTAAACAGTACAGTTGAACATGAAGGAGAAAAGTATAAAGTTAGTGACTATTACAATATTCAAAATACTGATGTTAAAGAGAAAATTGTAGCATCTTTACAAAATGCTTACATAACTAGACATGGTTCTGGTTTAAGTCAGTTTATGGTCAACAAATATCTTACCGAAAAAGTTGTTGAAAGAACTAATATATTTAACCAAAATGAGTTTACTAAAGGGCAAAGAGAATGGGCTAATACACAATTAGAGTATTATGAGGATCAATTTCAAAACTTTAACTTTAATGATTTAGATTCTGAATCAGGTGAGCTAACAGCTCAATTAGGTGTACAAGAGTTTATTAATAATAGTCCAGCTATTATGGAAGCTTTAAGTACAGATGGTAGTCGTAATGCTCAATCTAAAGCTAAACTTATTGAAATGCTTGTTGATGTACTTAAGAGTGATGACTTTAAAAACATGGATGACTCTGAACAGTTGTTAACATTTTTAGAAAAACCTTTATTTTATATTGCAGGTATATCTAAAAAGAAAGCTGATGGCACATATGAGTTGTCCTCTTTATCTGATTTATTTGGAAATGATTTAGATACAGATGCTTTAAGAAAAGAAGTTTTACTGTCTATAGCTGAAGAATCAAGAGCCGAAATATTAGGTAAGAAGACACAATTAAAAGAAAGAATAGATAAACTATATGTTGACAGTGGGACAGATGAAGCAAGTCTTAAATTATCTTTAATTGAACTTTATCAAAATGAAGAATACTATGGCAAATATTGGGCTAATGATGTCTTTAATGATTATGATTCTAAGTTTGAGTTTATACCAACTTTAGGTGTAGAAGAAAGTAAAAAGATTATGAGGAAATTGGAGAGAGAATTTGATACTAAAAATGGAGGTATAATAAATATATTTAATACAAATTTACAACGTATAGATTATGATGTTTTACAAGATTATAAAGAAAGAGGTTTGTTAGGTGACCCTTACGGGGGTAATGAAGATGCTAGAAAGGCACATCAAACTGGTAAAAATACTTTAGAAAGCCTTGCAAAAGTTGTATTTGATAAAAAAGATTTACCTGAAGAGCTTGCAACGTATCAAACAGAAGCTTTTATTAATTTTATTTCTCCTAAAATTTTATCATTAGCAAACAGGCATGCTGATTTAACAGGTAGTAGTTTAGAAGATTCAATATCTTACGCTACAACTTATTATGCACAAAAGTTCAGAGCATCTAACACAGATGTTTTTGGTGAAGTAGATATGCCACAGGATATAGTAGGTGATACAGATACTACTAGCCTAACTGTAAATCAAGATGGTTTCCATAACGACATTTATACAAATAATGCTTTAGGTTACACTTCCGCAGATACACTAACAGCAAATTATGTAGATACTGTTAATTTAGCTAATACTACAGTATCAAACACTAACGGTTATATATTTAAAAATGAATATATAGTTAAAAATGATGCGTTTTATGCTTTAGTTGATGGAAGACCTGGAAAAATATTTAATGCTTTAAGTATGGTAGATTCTTTGTCTACTCACCCTGCTATTATTTACAACGATCAAATTGTTTTACACGGTGGTGAAGCAGTAGAATGGTCTCCAGAAATACAAGCAGAAATTAAAGCTTGGGAAGAACTTACTAAAGATACTAGAAAAGCTTTAGTTAGTAATGATGATGTTAGAGTTAATAACGCACTAAAGAACGAAGGTTTTATTTCTTTAACTGATATGGCTCATACCCTTATCACTCCAGATGGTAGTATCCCTGTTAGTGAATCTGAGTATGCTTCACTATTAATACGTGCAGGTGTTGAAGAAACCTATACTTATGAAGAGTTTTTAGGAAGAAATGATCTTGTAGAAAAAGTAATTAAGCAAAAACTACGTGATGGAATAGCGATTATTCAAGGAGTTACTAATAATCAAAATGAATTTATACGTAGGTTAACTGCATATATGATAACTGGAGATCATGAAAATTGGAATAAAGGTGATTTTAAAAATTATACTTTAGAAGCTTTAAATGCTTATAGTAGTGGTAACAATGAACGTCTTAATAGTCTATTTAATAATAATGGTCTTTCACTAACTGACTTCTCAGAAACAGTACCAGTTGCTAGAGATTATATTGACACAGATCCAAACAGTGTTTTAAATACAGACTTAACTTCAATAACTTCTCTTGAAGAATTAGAGGGAGTACTAGCTAAACTTAACGAGTTAGAAGTACCAGAGCAGAAAATAAACATAAGAGAATACGAAATGTTTGAGCAAGATGCTGGTGTTATAAGTCATCAATTACGTAGAATTTTAGGATTAGGTTGGGAGCGTGAACCTAACGTAGAATATGAAAGATATATTACATTCAAAGAAAAGTTAGAGGATAAGATTGGAGTTATAAAATTATTACAAAATCATAGTAACCGAAATGTCCTTAGCCCTGTAGGTGACTTTATTTTTGATACTTTCTTACGTGTAAATTTTGTTGATCCAAGTAAAGTACTTGAGTATCAATTCTATCCCGCAGTAGAAGGTATAATTGGTAAAGAAAGGTTAGATGATATTAAAGAAAAAGCTGACGGAAATGAAGATGCTATACTAGAGCTTCTTAAACTAGAGCCAGAGTTTGCTGGTGTAACTCCTACTAGCGATCTTGAAGCTAGTTTCTTTACAGAAGATACTCAAGAACAGATAAATAACGAGAAAAGGTTAGAGCTAGAGATTGAAATGCTAGACATTATCCATAGCGGTGAGTCAACAGTTGGCGATTATGAAGCATTTAATCAAGGTGGTGCAAAGGACGGAACTGAAGTTTTAGGTTTTAGTGGAGCTTATAGCGATCATCCCGCAAACACAGGTAAGAAACTAACTGAAATGTCAATCGGTGAAATTTTAGCTATACAAGATAGTGGTTACAATACTAAGTTATATCCTTTTACTGAAGAAGGCTGGGAGAAATGGTTTGCATCAGGCGGTATACATGCAGCAGGTAGATATCAATTTACAAGAGAAGGTTTAAGAGAAGCTTTAAAACGTTCGGGACTAAAAGAAACAGACCTATTTAATGAGGAAAATCAAGATAAATTGGCAATGATTTTATTATTAGAATTAGGGCCAAGTCAATGGACAAGTATGATAGGTAATGAAAAATTAGAAGAACTTATTAAAAAGTACAAAGCAATTAAATAGCCCTACGGGACTAAGCTATGAATGAAAATGAATTAGACACGTCAATCCAAGGATTTGACCAAAACGATATAAGTAGTGAAACGCCAACTAATAACCCAAATCGTTTCATGAATCAAACCGACCTTGACCTCGCTTTGACGATGGAAAAGGCTACAGAATTAAATAATGAACGTCTTGAAAGAATTTCGGAAGATGAAGAAGCTAATGCTGAATTACTAAAACAACAAGAATTAGCAGCAAAAGATCAAGGATTTCTTGCTAACAACCCTATACAAGCTGTACAGGAAGTTGGTAAATCTATTTACGGTGGAGCTACTGATGCTATAGAAAGTATTGGTAGCTTTGTTGACTTAACAGGTGATACTATTATGTCAGTTGCTAACCGTATACAAGGCAACCCACAGGAATACGGTCAAAACCCTTTTGCATTTAGAGAATATTTACAAGAAGGTGGAGCATCCCCTGGAATCTTAAATATACCAGATAAATATGAAGTACAAAATCACTCTGGTATGGGTAAACTAGTGAGAGGTTTAGTAGAATTTGGGCTACTAACCTACGCTACATCTCTAACAGGTGGAGCTATGGCTCCTACTATGTTTGGTAAAGCAGCTGGATTTGCTAATAAAGTAAGAGGAGCTCATTTACTAAGAGGTGCATTAAAAAATAATACACCATTAATTGGTGGTATGGTTAGAGGAGTTGCACGTACAGGTAAAGGATCTAAGTTTATTAGATTTATACCTAAAGGTGCAAGCATAGCTGCAGAGGGTTCTGTGGCAGATCTTATCTCATCTTCTTCTGACTATGGGAATATGGCTAACTTATTAAATGAGTACGCTCCTTGGTTACCATTTTCAGAATTTTTGTCTGTTGACCCAGATGAAGACAACCCTTGGACAGCTAGAATAAAAGCTATCTTTTCTGGTGCAGGTTTAAATATAGCAGGTTACACTGTTGTAGCTTTTGGTAGAGGTAGATATGCAGCATTAAAGGCTAGAAAAGCTGGTAAAACTATTGACGAAGCTAATACAATAGGTAACAGAGTAATGGATGATAGTATCCGAAACGATGTTGCTGAAGAGTATAAACAACGTGATGACCTTAAGACGGACGCTGTAAAAGATGGTAAAGGTATACCAGATGATCCTTACGGGGAATATATACAGCAACACATTGATAATGATAACTTAGGAAAACTTTACACTGGTCTTACTAAAGGTAATTTAAAAGATGTAGTTGGTAATGATGCTTTCTTTCACGGAAGTCATGCTGGCATCCTAGGAGACTATCCATACTTAAATCTTAATGAAAGAAGGTGGACAGATGAAAACTTATTTGGTAATGGTTTTTATGCTACAGATGACTTAACTGTTGCTGCTATTAATCGTGACCCTACAAAAGGTTTAGTTATTGGACGTGATAAAGATGGGTTAAAAAAGGTAGTATATAGAATTAAACAAAAAGGTAAAGTAAAATTTTTAGACGCTGATAAACTGTATAACTGGAATAGTAAATCTAGAGAAGTGCAAGCATTTAAACGTGCTGGTATATTAGATGATACTGGAGAGTTTGCATCAGCATGGCCTTCTAGTGGTCAAGTAAGTTATTCACAGTTTATTGATCTTATAAAAGATAGACAGCTATATCCTCGTGAAGAAGTCACAGCTGTTTTAGATGAGATTAATAGAAGCTTAACTGAATTAGGTTATGGTGGTATAACATACACAGCTAAACAAGGAAACAAACCACATAAAGTAAAAATTTACTGGGATCCTGATAATCAAATTGATTTAGATAGATACAACCTTGCTAACCGTTCTGACTTTGAAACTGAACTACCTATCTTTGAAGAAGGTAATTTTAGGCATAGACCCCCTAGAAAACCCTGGAAAACTAATCTTGAAGCTGGTAGAGGTTTACAAGGTAGTAGAGGTGCTCAGTATATAATGGACAGAATCGGTAAACGTTTTCTGGCTAAAGGTGTAGATGAAGCTGAAGTCAAAGAAATTGGAGAATTTATTGAGCTTATAGGTGATAGGTTCTTTGGTGATGTTTCTTTATCATTTACAAATAAATTAAATGCTAAAGGTCGCTTTAAATTTGGCGAAAAATTAGTTGAGATACAGCAAAAAGCTATGGAAGAAGAGGGTCTAACTGAGGTTATGATCCATGAACTATGGCACACGTTATCTAGATATTTACCTCAAGGTGATATAAAAAGATTAAATACAGAGTTTGTTAACAGAAAAGCTAAGTTTTTAAAAAGTGGTTCAAAAGATGCTCAATTATTTAAACAGAATAAATACACTTCTACTAACTACAGATATAAAGATTTAGATGAGTGGTTTGCTGAAACCATGTCAGATGAGTTTTATAGATACCAAACAGAGACAGAAACATTTGCCCCCACAGGTACTTGGAAGCGTCTAGCACAAGAGGTAGCTATGTTAATGAAGGATATGTATTCTACAGTTGCATCGAGGCTTGGAGGCTCACAGGCAAGGCGTATATTTGGTAATTATAAACGCCAAAGATATGGTACAATGCGTAAGAACTTCTTGTTCCCAGAAGCACCCGCAGGGGCAGCATCACCATTTACATTGCAGATGGAAAACGATGTAATGAATGGGTGGAATCCTTTTATTGATGACCTTGGTGATATTACATCTAAAGAAACTTTCCGTGAGATGGATGACGGTGAAACGTTCAAACGTCTTAAAAAAGATGAGATAGAAAATCTAGCTAAACAAAAAGGTGCTCGTAAGAATGATGCTTGGGATGAAAATACAGGTAGGTCTAACGCAGGTAAAACAGGAACACCTGATCCAGATCGTAACCCTAATAACTTTTCAGATGATGAAAAGACTGTTTTCCCAGATGGTAGTGGTGACTTAAAAGATAAAACTAAAAAGTTGCTTAAGGAGATGATAGATCAAAATGGTAGTACATCTAACCAGATCTTGATAGAAAGACAGATTAGACGACTTGCAGATGGTAGTGAATCACTATACAAGTTTGTCAAAGAATTTTCTGAAAAATTAACTGACGAAGTTTTTGAAAACCTTAATAACTCATTTGACCATAATAAAGTACAGTCTGCTATATTAAGGCAAGCTGAAGAGATTTATGCACGTATTGATGCTGATATAAAAGGCGGTGGTACAAGTAAAAATCTAAATGATTATTTTAATAAAAACCCAAAAGACCGTATAGAATATACACACAATGGTAATAAAGTAGTTACTGGTACAGCAGAGCAAAAGATAGCGTTAGAGTTAGTTGTACAAACACTTGCTAAACGTGCGTCTATGTTTGCTACAGGTGCTATGGAACTAACCCCAGGTGCTAGTAAAACACGTCAGTTAAAACATGCCAACGATTCTTTAATAATTGCTTTACGTGAATATAAGAAAATTGGTTTTATGACTGGTAGCGAGCTAGCAAGACAAAATCCAAAAGGTAGATTATTGCCAGAAGATGCTAGACGCTTAATTGAAAGTGAGTTAACAAAAATTGATGAAGACTTTGCTGCTTTCCAGAAAGAATTAGAACGCCTTACAAAAGAAGGTCAAGACTCTCTACGAGCTGACTTGTTAGAAATGCACGCTCTCAGCGGTGGTAAAGTGTATACCTATGATGATATGACACAATTTATGAGAGTGTTATCTAAAGGTGGTAGATTTAAAGGACAAGATTATAAGTCTGGAATACGTGAGCAAATGCGAGGTATGTTCTACAACTCTGTACTAAGTAGTGTACGTACACCAATTAAAGCTGTTGTAGGTACTAACCTTATAGCATTACTAAAACCGTTCCAAGCATGGACAGGTGCTGCAATGGGTGGTAATAAAACTGAAATGGTTATTGCTGCAGCCCAGATACAAGGTATTAACGACATGTTTAAAGAAAGTTTACAGATGTTTAAACACAACTGGGACTTAGGTGTAAACAGAAAAGCACAGACCTATGTAGGTAAGTTTAATGTAGAAACTAATACTCAAGAGTTTAAGAATATGGCTAAGTTTGTTTATAAATACGGTACTCCGTCTGAACAACAAGCTTATAAAATAGCTGAAACTTTATTAGATTTTAACAACTCACCTTGGGTACGCTATTCACAAAATGCTATGGGAGCTGGAGATGCTTTAGCTAGAAACCTATTAGGTAGATATGAGATGCGTATGAAAGCTGCTAGGGCTGCTATAGACGAAGGTGTAGATTTAGACGATGTAGTAAAAGTAGCAACAAATACTGAAGAAAATTTTAGGAGACAAATTTTTAAGAAAGATAAATATGACATGTGGGTTGTGTCAGATAAAGCTGCTGAATATTCAGGAAACGAAATAGCTTTAACTAAGCCACTTACAGGTATGATGAAGGGGCTAGAATCCGTTGGACAGCTTACTGGATTCCGTTTATTCTTCCCATTTGTACGTACTGGAGTTAATGCTATTGACCTTACATTCCAACATACTCCTGTATTAGCTAGATTTCATAGCAAATATAAGGACTTTATGGAGTTTGAAAGGACAGGAGCTAATGCTGACTTCTTAATGAAAGAATATGGTGTAGCTAAGGCAGATATACCTAACCAGATAGCTATTATTAAAGGTAGAATTGCTACAGGTTACATGTTAGGATCTTTAGCTGCAGCTGCTGCTTTAACAGGTAACATGACAGGTATGATGCCTTACGATAAGGAGACTAGAGACCTTTGGAGAGCTAATAAAATACAACCTAACTCGTTTAAAATAGGAGATACTTACATATCTTACGCTGATATAGAGCCATTTAACAGTATATTAACTTCTATTGCTAACGTTCTTAACTATCAATACGCTTTAGGCGAAGATGTTAGAGATAATATGTTAGAAAAAGCAATGTTTATGCTTACAGCTGTAGTTGTTGATAAATCTATGTTAGCAGGTGTAGAAGATCTTGCTCAAGTTCTTAGTGGACAAACAAGTGAAATACAATTACAACGTATTGCAGCTAAATTAATTAGATCATCAGTGCCATATTCTGGTTTAAGTGCTCAATTAGGTAATTTATTAGACGAAAATGAGCGTATATCTAGAGGATTCTGGGAAACTATTATTAAAAGAGACGTTGCATTTAAAACATCCTTACCTGCTAAGTACGATATACTAGAACCTGGAAATGAAGCAGTTAAGTTTACTGCATATACCACGAATCCTTTACTAAAATTGTGGAACGCTTTATCACCTGTTGCTATTACGTACGCAGGTAACAACACTGTTAAGCAAGCTTTACGTGATATTAGTTATAATTTACCAGAAACTTTACGTACATGGAAAGGAGAGGAACTCAACTCGTTTGAACAGTCTGAATTACAAAGGTATTTAGCTGAAAGTAATTTATATGAAAGATTAGAAAAGCTAGTAACTTCAAAAAGTTGGCAAAATCAATTAGCAGAATATAAACGATTAGGTTTGATGAAGCGTGAGGGCTTTGGGGCATCAGATCAAAAATTCTACATTGATGTACAACGTATATTTTTAGATGAAAAGAGAAAAGCAATAGCACGATTAAGACAAGAACACCCTGCTTTATATGCTAGAATTAGACAAAGAACCAGTTATGAGTTCTATAGCAAAGAAGGGGGATATAATACAATAGAAAATTTAATAAACTTACCCAAATAACATTGATTATCAATGGCAGTTACAACTAAAAAACTTTTCCCTGCCACGTCTAATGCAACAACAACTGTATTTAGCCCTGTCGGGATACAACTGAATAACCAAGATGATCTAGATGTTTATGTTACACTGTCTGGTGGTACTAGAGTACTGCAGTTACGCCAATCTACTGGTAGTACTGCAACCTCTAGTCACCCACAGGTGAACAATACAGACGGATTATACTTCCCTGCAGTTTCTGTAGGTACAACTTTATATAACTACACGCTTTCCACTGATAACAATACAATTACTTTTAACTCTGCATTACCTCAAGGTGCAGTAGTATTCTGTGAACGTAGGACTAGAGATGCGTCTGGTACATACACCACATTTGCCAGCGGTAGCACAATAAGAGCTACAGATCTTAATAACTCATCTACTGAGTCTAATTTTACAGCACAAGATGGTAGAAACAAAGCACTAGAAACAGAAGGTGTCTTGTTTAGAGGCGATCAACCAAGCACAAACTTTGTTACTACAGATCATATTGTTGCTGGTACAATCGTAAGAGGAGATATAGCTAATGATGCTATAGATGGCACTAAAATAGCAGATGATAGTATAGATTCAGAACATTATGTTGACCAGTCTGTAGACACACAACATATTGCAAATGCTAATATTACTACAGCTAAAATAGATAATAGTGCAGTAACAACTCCTAAAATAGCTGACCTTAATGTAACAACAGCTAAGTTAGCAAACGGTGCAGTAACAAATGTAAAACTAGGTGACAACTCTGTTATTACAGCTAAGATTGCTGATGGACAAGTTACACATAATAAACTTGCAAACGATTCAGTAGATGGAGATAACATACAAGATGATGTTGTTAACTCTGAACATATTGCTGCTGGAGCTTTAGATAACGAGCACTACGCTGCTGGATCTATAACTTCAGATAAGTTAAATGGTGCAACTGTTATAACAGCAGCTGAACAAGGTGCTGCTACAACTAATGATACATCCTTCTTAACCTCAGCAGCAGCTGACGCTAGATTTTTTAATATAAGTTCTGGTGATACAATTAAGGATGGTCAAACATTTCCTGACAACGATACTACGATTGCTACAACCGCAGCTATCAACGACAGAATTATTGACATTGTAAATGATGTCGGTGGTTTTGATATTATAGAAAGTGAACAGCACTTTCCTAACTCTAACCCACAGGGTCAGGCAGGGTCAGCAGCTGTACTAAGTATTAAGGCAGCATCAGGAGCTTTAACTCCTAGTGGAACAACCTTAACCATAACTAATGGTAACTTAGCAAACAATGCTAACATTACTATAACTGGTGTAACATCTACTATACCAGCTGGCTTTGGATTTATTGTAGAATCTACAGCTACACTGCATACATACACTTTTCATAGATTAGTACCTAATGCAACAGAAGTTACAACTGTAGCAGGTATATCTGGAAATGTAACAACCGTGGCTGGCATAGCTGCTAACACAACTACTGTAGCTGGTATATCTGCTAATGTTACTACAGTTGCTGGTATATCATCTAACGTAACGTCAGTTGCTGGAAATGCGTCAAACATTAATGCTGTAGCTGGTAATGCAACTAATATAAACGCAGTACAAAGTAACGCAAGTAACATAAATACTGTTGCTGGTTCTATATCAAACGTAAACACAGCAGCTTCAAACATAGCAAGTATTAATAATGCGTCTGCTAACATATCCTCTGTTAACAATTTTGGTGACACATATCAAATAGCATCATCTAACCCATCAACAGATGGAGGTGGTAATGCACTAGCGGAAGGTGATTTATACTTTAACACTACTGCTAATGAACTAAAAGTTTATAATGGTAGTCAATGGCAAGGTGGTGTAACAGCTAGTGGTAACTTTGCTGCTATTACTGGTAATACATTTACTGGAGATAACGTATATCAAGACAATGCTAAACTAAAACTTGGTACAGGTTCAGACTTAGAGATATTTCATAATTCTACCGACTCTATTATTAATGATGCTGGACAAGGCAATTTAAAAATACAGTCTGGTGGTAATACAAAAGTAGAAGTTACTTCATCAGGAGCTTCCGTTACAGGTAACATAACTGTATCTGGAACTGTAGATGGTAGAGACATAGCTGCTGATGGTACTAGCTTAGACAGTATTGAGCAAGGTAATATAGGAACTAACGTAACTAACGGAAACGTAAAACTAACTCCTAATGGAACTGGTGTTGCTGAAGTTAGAGGTGTTGGCGGAGCTGACGGTACACTACAGCTTAACTGTTCACAAAACAGTCATGGTATAAAATTAAAATCACCAGCTCACAGTGCTGGACAGAGTTATACACTTACATTTCCTACTAGCCTTACAGCTAACGGTGTTTTAACAACAAACGGTAGTGGTACATTAAGTGCTGCTTTACTTGCTACAGCTAATATTGCAGATAGTGCAGTTACTACAGCTAAACTTAACACAGATGCAGTAACTACAGCTAAGATTGCAGACGATGCTGTAACCGCAGCTAAGATAGCTGATAATGCAGTTGTAGATTCAGCAATTCAAAATGGTGCAGTTACATCAGCTAAAATAGCTAATAATAACGTAGGTTCACAGCATATTGCTAATGGAGAAGTAGGTACTACTGAATTAGCAGATCAAGCAGTAACACTAGCCAAACTAGAACATGGCACATCATCTAACGATGGTAAGTTTCTACGTGCAAACAATGGAGCAGATCCTACATTTGAAACTGTTAACACAGACTTAGTTGCTGACACATCACCACAGCTAGGCGGTGACTTGGATACTAACAGTCATGAGATAAAGTTAGATGACGACCATCATGTTATTTTTGGAGACGATGATGACTTAAAAATTAAACATTCTGGTAGCAACGGAAATATAAATAACTACACTGGTGATCTAGTTATAAGAACACTAGGTTCTGGTGACGATATTTTTATTGATTCTAACGATGATGTTTCTATACGAACTCATGCAACTGATAATGCTATTAAATGTATAGGTGATGGAGGAGTAGAGCTATACCATGACAGTGTTAAGAAGCTTGAAACACAAAGTGACGGAGTTAGATTTTTAGATTCTGATAGTAATTTAAAATTACAGTTAGATACAACCTCTGGAACCCAAGGTATAATTTATGCCGATTCAAACCAGTTACAACTACAAACTGGTGGTGGTGAAACATCCGTTAAATGTATAAAAGATGGTGCTACTGAGTTATATCACAACAACGATAAAAAGCTCGAGACACAAGCTGATGGGGTTCTTGTAACTGGTAAAATTCAGCCTACAAGTCATATATATCAAGACGATGATAGAAAACATTATTTTGGATCTAACCAAGACTTAACAATCTATCACAAGTCTAGCGACAACAACTCTTATATAGAAGAGTCTGGAAGTGGAAGTCTAGTTGTAAAAGCTGATGACTTCTATGTACAAAATGCGGGAGCTAACCATACACAACTTATATCAGACTCTGATGCTGACGTTAAGTTGTCATTCAATGGTACAGAAAAATTCCAGACTACTACTGACGGAGCTAAAGTCATGGGTACTGGTAACTTTGTTTTACCTTCTGGAACTACAGCTCAAAGAGGTTCTGCTGCAACTGGTGCTATACGTTATAATACTACAACTAGCCAACTAGAAGTATATAACGGGACTGCATGGGCTGGAGTTGGAGCAAGCTCACCACAGATCTATAAAGTAACAAACACTACAACTACTGGTGCTGCTGGTACAAGTATGGTTATTACTGGAGAAGATTTTGTAAGTGGTGCAACTGTACACTACATGGGTGGCGATGGTACTTCTGTTGCTGCTGGTTCTGTTTCATTTAACAGTTCTACACAGCTAACAGCTGTCAGCCCTGCATTACTTGTAGCTGGTGCTCCTTATTCTATTAAGGTAACTAACCCTGATGGCGGTGAAGCTGTAGCTGCACCCGAAGTAGAAGTTAGTGCTGGTAATGCTCCGACATGGACTACAGCGTCTGGACAAATTGGTAGTAACCAAGTTAAGAACGTAGCTGTAAGTGGATTAAGTGTAGCTGCTTCAGATGCTGATGGTCAAGCTATCACATATTCTGAAACAACAAGTGTGTTAACATCTAACGCTAACACCCCTGCAGCAACTATGAACTTGTCACTAAACAGTTCTACAGGTGCTATTACAGGTACAGCTCCAAACGTTACATCTGATACGACTTACAACTTTACACTTAGAGCAACTGATACTGCTGGTAACACAACAGATAGAAACTTTAATATTGTAGTTCTTGCTGCACCCGCAGCTATTTACTGGTTTGCAGGTTCTGGATACGGTTCTACTGGTACTAGATCAGGTACAACTTGGAGTCATACAGGATATAACCCTAACGCATCTGGTGGTGGTAATGCTAACAGCAATAGATTGCGTGTATATGGTAATGGTACTGGCGGTACATATGCTGGATTCCATCACTTCTTATACAGTAATGCTATAACTATACCAACAGGTCACGATAGATGTCAAATCTATATTTCAAGTATATATACTAACGTTAACGGTTATCGTTACAACCAAGGTAATGGTTGGACAACATCACAACCAAGTGGTAACTCACATGGTTCTGGAGCATTTGGTGCACGAAACATGGGATCTCATGGAAGTGGATTACAAACTTATGATGTTCCATCAACTCATCAAGGTGTAACTAGATATTTCCAGATGTTTGTATTTGGTGGACAGAATGGTGTACAGTATCAAGAAATTACATTGATTAAGACGTATAACCAGAATAATCCATAATGGAAATACCGACCATAGATATACCTCCAGTACCTAGATACGAAACAATATCTATACCGCTACCTACAGCTGAGGTTCCAAGTTATGTCCCTCTAGTAGTACCTCCTAGCGATCTTAAAGAGCCAGAGGGTACACAACCAGAGACTACAGAAACTGTGGAATCAACGCCCCCACCGAGCTTAAATATACCTTTTATTAATGCAGAGGTTCCTTTACCTACTGCAGATACGGTAGTAGTTGCAGGTTATGCAGCAGTATCAGCTGTTGCTGTAACTACTTTTGCTCAACCATTTTTTGATACTATAAAGAAAAAACTACAAAAGTTATTACAAGGTAAGATAGACAAATGGAAGAAAAGAAAAAAGGATTAGTCAGTAAGTTAAAAGATATTGCTGAAGATAAAGAACATCAAATAGAAATCCTAGGTACTTTTGTTCGACTAGGCGTAGTCGTTTGGTCTGGTTTTATTATTACCATGAACTACGTAGATATTCCTATGGTTAAGAAAGCGGGGAACAGCGATATCACTTTTGTGGCCAGCGTTTTTACGGGAGCACTAGCTACATTCGGTCTCACTACTGGTAAGAACGGAAGTAGTAAAACACCTACAAATTGCCCTATGATGGCAAAGAAACAAGACCCTCCAAAAACATGAAAAAATTAATTCTTGTTTTAGCTTTGCTAATACCTGCAGTAGCTAGAGCAAATACCGTCACGCCACAATTTACCACAGGGTCGATGAACTCTACGACCACCACAACTCAGACTATTACTGAGGTTACGCAGAAACAAGTATTTGGAGCGGAAGTGTCCACTTGGTCTGGTACTAATATTACACCATCTGCTGATATAACAGGAACTGGTACAACATTTAGTGTTACAGATACTTCGTTACCTTGGACACTAGAAACAACTACAAGAGACGCTGGATTAGTAGAACAATGGGATATTCAAACAACCTATACAATAAACTCCACTACAAACTCCTTGTCTGTCTTCTCACAGTAAGTTCACCAGTTTTAGCTGATAACGATAATGTAAGTAACCCAGTGGCTGCAGCTACGGGAAATGTCACAAATCAGGCAATACAATTCCAGAACAATGGTAATGGTTCCAGACAACAGTTTGGTTCTAATATAAGTTGTAATGGCTCTACTATGACATTTAGCCCTTTTTATATGGGTAACGATACACAGCCACAAACAGAAGATGGATATGTAATCTCAGAAAATTGGGGGTTTCAGATTAATTTCTCAGTACCCTTAAATAGAGATTTGACTAGACAATGTCAAGAAATAGCAGCTCGACAAGAAGAGAAAATGCAACTTGACTATGAACTTGTCAGAGCACTTAAATGTGCAGAATTAATGCAAAAGGGCTTTACGATACGCCCTAATACTCGTGTTTATCACTTGTGTTCAGATATCGTACCAATTCAATCATTATTACCGAAGTAACATGTTAGCACTAATCAAACCACTCGTCCTTACTGGATTAAAGAGCCCAAAATTTAAACAGTTTGTCGTAGACTTACTAGAAAAATTAGTAGAGTCAACTGACAACGAGCTTGATGATAAGGCACTACAAATAGTTAAAAAGGGATTAGACATTAAATGAACAGAGCTGGAGAATCGCAGTTTAACGAGTTACATGCACTTGTCACCGAAGAATTTTTAAAAAGAATAAAAGCTGGTGAAGCAACAACTGCTGATTTGAAAGCTGCATCTGATTGGCTATATAAAAATGACATTACTGGGGTTGCGTTTGATACGTCACCCCTCAGCAAACTAGCTGATGTAATGCCAAAAATTGATTTTGATGCAGTACAAAAAGCAGTGAAACGCTAATGGCTCCTAGACGCAAACCACTCTCCCAACTACGGAGAAGTGCAAGAAATTACAGACTTAATCCTAAGTCTAGACTAAAGAAAAATGCAGCCCAGAGACGAAGAAACAAAACCACGGAAAATAAAAAATACAGAGCCGAACTTAACCGTGCCAGGCGGAAGGCTGGGGAATACGGCAAAGGCGGTAAGGATTTTTCACACACTAAATCAGGAAGATTAGTACGTGAGAACCCTTCAACAAACAGAGCTCGAAATCGTGGTAAAAAATGACACCAGTACTTCCTACTTATAAACATTACACACAAAACTTAATAGTCATGACATCAACAGACGCTAAAAAACTCTGGAGAAAAGCTATTAAGGAGGCAAACAATTATGAATGTATCTATTGCGGAGAAAGACATCATGAATATGATCTTACCATTGACCATGTACATCCCAGATGTTTGGGAGGTTGTTCCCATACTAGAAATTGTGTTCCAGCCTGTAGGCGGTGTAATCAAGAAAAAGGAAGCCTTGACTGGTTAACGTGGTTTCGTACTACGTTCCCACCTAACCCATTTAGAGAACAACACATACTGAATTGGATAAAATGAATACCTTTTTACATGTATCTAAATTAAAGTTAGATGAATTAAGAGAAATAGCAAGAGCCGTACCCTCCCCGCTAAGGTGGGCTGCGGTATGGTTTTTA